TTTAGCGATATCGAAAGAAGATTACCCTAAAGCAGTTCGTCATGTCATCTAAAAACATGTCAACACCATCAACCTCCCATGTTGGGGCTGCTAAGGTAGACGAGCAGTCGGCTAAACCACGTCGGGGGTCGATGAAGCGCGGTTCGACACGCGTGTCGAGGGGTGGGCAACCCCAAACACCCGCGGAGAGGAAAACTCCGGAGCCGAAAGGTCAAAACAAACCCTCGGGAAACGCCAGAGTACGGAGAAGTCAGCAAACTCCGTTGCACTCAAAACATCGCTGGTCGAGTCAGGATCTGTGGAGAATGACGAAGGACGATGCATCGGAGCGAATATTAGCTCTGCAAGCAAAGGTGGAGACATTGCAGCGCGAGCTCAACAGCGTAAAAAGGCGCAGCAAGATTTCCAGCATCAAGTCCGAAGACACCATCGCCAGTGGGCCAAAGGAGAGAGCCACTATGCAGACTGGGCCAAAGCAGTCCACTCTAGCAAAAGCATTGTCGCAGCCTTCAATAAGGAGAAGCGAATTGAACAACAGTGGTATGAAAGGAAAAGGTGCCCAGAGTGCGCCGGCCCTGTCTGCAGGGGCGGCGAAGATACGTGCACCCACGAATCCGGATGGCAAGGCAACTCGAGAAGCCTCTACTGCTACCGATGCTACTCCTTCTTCCGTGATTGGAAAAGCAGTGGCGTCTACCAACCTAGCTGAGAGCAAAATAACATCGGGGGACGCGAGCGAGGCCAAACCTCGTGATCTCCCGCCAACAAAGGGGCCGTCGTATGCCGTCACAGTGGCATCAGGACCGGTCAAGCAGAGTGAGAAGCCCATTTTGCAGACGATCCCGGAAAATATTCCGGTTAAACAGATCGTGAAACAACGGGAGAAGAGGAAATTACGGCTTGACCCAACAGTGAAGGTGGATCCGGGACTGTTAGCATATTTGCAGGATGAGTTCGCTTTCAAACCGCGAACCGCAGAGTTGTGGGAGTGCATGCACACAAAACTTAGCAAGCACCTCAACACGTATGACCTGCAAAATTATAGCTACGAACAGCTCTATGAGATGAAGATCAACATCACTGCTGCGGCAATGGCAATACCCCCTTGTGAGCAACGGGTCAGGGCCCAATTCAAGGACAAGAAAGCCTTAGCGGAAATGAAGAAGCATGAAAAATGTTTTGGAGACGGTGACTTCGGGAATTTAGGTTGGTTTACAAAAACTCGCCACCTAATGACCGGGCGTCGCAAATAGGAAATCCGCACCCTGCCAGCTGTCTGTGTCAATAACAAACCTGGGGCAAGTGAAACCTTGCCAGGCAGTTGGATTAACGCCAGGGAAAGCGTTTGTAAATGCAAACGCAAAGTCACTAAATTGTTCGATTATACCGTGAACGAACTCAACAACACTTTCGTGTGGACACATAAAGGCTGTGTTTGCAACGAATTGGTGGCTTTGAAACAACGACATCAATTGGACACGGGCATGAGATATACATCGACACGCAAATTGGCTAAGTATCTCAAGCCACTGTCAACACGATTGTTCCCAGCGAGCGAGGACACTATCATTAATCATAGTGCTGGCAACAAACGTAAACTCCTGCTATCCGCGAAGAAAAGTCTGGAGAAAGAACCGATCAGTAAGAAAGATGGATTGGTTAAAATGTTCCTAAAAGCAGACAAGGCTCATGCTGACGTAGATGAGAAGATCGATTATGGAGCACCCAGATGCATACAGTACCGCAATAAGCGCTACTGTCTTCGACTTGCCACTTATTTGCATCCAGTGGAAGCCGCAGTGTACAGAAACACGGACATATCAAACACTCCGATCTTTGCCAAAAGTCGGAATCTGACACAGCGCGGACAGGACCTGCGGGCGAAATTTGAACATTTCAACAATCCTACAGTAATATGCATTGATCATTCAAAATTTGACGCACATGTGAGTGTGCAGTTGCTCAAGCTAGAACACGAGTTCTACCTGGGGTGCTATGACCGAGAGCACGCCGCTGAATTGCGGACGTTGCTAGCCATGCAGCTAAACAATTTAGGCTGCACCAAACACAGGACATGGTACAAAACCCGGGGAACACGAATGTCTGGTGACCAGAACACAGGTCTAGGCAACTCCCTCATTAACTACGCTTTATTGCGTGATTATGTCAAGTTTTATGGCTGGAATGCATGTTTTTACATCGATGGGGATGACAGTGTTGTTATTGTGGAAGGAGATGTTCAGCCTAGCCCCGAACATTTTGCCCAATTTGGAATGAAAACCAAACTGGAGAAAGTGACCAAGGAATTTCGAGAGATTGAATTTTGCCAGACACGACCTGTGTTTGATGGAACGCAATGGAGAATGGTTCGCAACCCATTTCGACTAATGGCCAGACTACCGTGGGCCATACGCACTGTAACCCCTAAAATAAAAGGGAAATACTTGCGGTCGATTGGACTATGCGAAATGTCACTAGGTGTGGGACTACCCATCGGGCAGTACATCGGCAACACACTGAGCAAAATGGGTTCTGGATATATGATGACCGGGAATCATTACCGAGCAAAAATGGAGTATATCAAACCCGAGCGCGTGCAAGTTATTCAACCAAGCCTTTTAGCACGTATGGAATACCAAATGACTTGGGGTATATCCATAGCAGATCAGCTGCGCTTTGAACGAGTTGGCATAATAGCACCGACCGTAGAACGGATCCGCGGATATGGGGAGGAACCTTATCCGCAACTCCACTAACCATGGTACAAAATCAAGGTAAAGGAGGCAATAGCCGTAGATCCGTACCCGCGAACGGCGGAGCAAAACGTTCAAACCGTCAACCAAAACAACGCGACACAACATCCAGCAACGCACTCGTGCGCAAACAACAGGGAACTGGAGCCCCCAAGATGACATACGGGCCAGGGTGGGCCGGTTTGGAAAACGAGGAGATAATCCTTGCCATTACCCCCACATTTGCAACAACTGGAATCGCACCCGCGACATCATGGATGAGGCAAATCGGATTCACTGCTGAGACCGCTGATGCTGCAACTCGCATCAATGCTCTCAATCTGACCAGATTTATTGGGAAATACGCTCAGAACTTCGACAAATTCATCGTTGAAGATTTGTGGCTGGAATACAGACCTGTTACTCCGGTAACAACGTCTGGTGGCGTAGCATTACGATATGAATCAGACCCAACTTCAGCAACACTAGACGCAAGCGCAGAAGCAATGGCTAGTGGTAACCTGAACTGTCAAATCGCTGCTGCATACGAAGGCATCAAATTGCATGTCTTGAAGAATCAAACCAACCGCCTTCCGCAATACGACGTTCAACACGCTGCATCGGTGCTGGCCAATCTCGGCACCTCATGCGCTGGTTCTGTGCGATTTGCAACTGATCAACTGTTGCTCAACCGCACATTAACAGCAGCCGCG